TGTTTTTCTGTTATCCATGCCTCTTCTGGGGCATATACCACAAGGTCTTTGTTGTGTGGTTATTCGGGTTCACTCGCATGATCCCCCAAACTCTCGCGCGTCCTCGCGAAAATACACCTATTTCCCACAGCCTCCTAGCTGCAGTTTATCAGTTGCGCACATGGTTATCCACTCCTTTTCTGAAACAGTAAGAAAACAGTGCTACCGGAAAAGTTAAAACCGGGCACATTAAAACTTAAACGGGGAAAGCCAGCAAAGCCAGCAAAACCCCGAGGCCAAATCAAAAAGGCAAATCCGCAATGGGTAATTGTTTAGACGACATGAGCGTTGCAAATTGTGCAACACGAAAAACGTCATCAAGACCAGCATAGTATGCATGGCCAATCCCAGAAATTAAAGGATTGCAAGAAATGTCGAAAGAGTTGCCATCCAACAGAGTCGGGTTATGCGCTCTAAACTGTGGATTACAGGACGCCTCCACCGTGGCAAAGTTGAAATCCTGAATGTAAAACTGTGGATTAGTGGCAAAATCGGCCGTAACATAAGCACTACCTGGAGCACTCCACCAATCAGGTGTGCTAGTGCCATTACGAATGGCATACATGTATCGGAAGGGACCAGGATTAAGACTAGGGTCCCTCCACTGTGTCATTGGGTTCTTGATGTTATCAGTAAACTGAAAATGTAAATACTGCCCAAGTGACCCAGCTTTCTGTTTGTTCAAAAACCGGTCATAAATAATGTAGTCGACAACGCCAGGAGCGACGCCGCCAACCTTTGGGACCTTTCCAACTTGTGGAATTTTTCTTGATGCGGACAAAGCACGCGGCTCACGAGATGGAGTGGGGGAGCGCGGTGCAGTTTTGGACTCTTTAACCTCAGCAAAGGACTCATCATCCTTAACTTCCTCAATTTTCAAGCGTTGATAATTGCGTTGCATGAGGGAGAGGGCTTGGGCAGGGTTTAGGTCAGGTGCCCATTGTTCCAAATCATAGGTTCCCTTTATGAAAATATAACCGTCATAAATGGGGTTAGAGTTGCCGTTGGTGTAATCGGCCAAACCACTGACTGAACAAAATGCCCGCTGACGGACGTCCGCAGGTGTGGCCAGGGTGCTAGAATCAGATTTACTGGTGTTAACATACAACCAATCTTTGAAGTCAGAAAAATCAACGGAAAGGGTTCTGTTTTGCCACGCAGCATGGATGATAGTATCATCCTGATTCATAAGGTTTTGCACAGAGGCCGTGTATGACTCCTCATAACGCATTGGGTCTGTAGAAACTGACAACCAGTACGAACGTGCAGAAGCAGTCGTTGCATTAGAGGGAACCGTAATGAAATGAAACTTCCCGACCGGTCTATATCGGGAGTAGTTTGCCGCAATTGCAGCGATAGAAGAATTGAGCCAAAAGTACTCATAGGAAGAAGGCTGGTAACCTGGTGTGTCAAGGTCTATGCCGCACCCAAGCGCCAAAGTTTGCGCAAAGGATACACCTGCATAGCTAGTGAGAGAACCACTACCTATGGTTGCCGAAGTCCCAGCAATGCCATAACGTTTCCAAGGAACACAAAAACTCACGCGCATCCCATTTTTCAAATGTGGAGCACGTGACTGCCTGATGTACGTAGCTGGCCAAACGCCCATAACGGCCGTGGCACCAGCATTAGTTTTGCCATCAGCAGCCAACCCAAAAATGGGGAGCTGTGTTTGCGCTCGAGAACGCGCCATATGGTTGGCAACCTGCAGGGCACGAACTCGCCGACCCTGAGGCTTCTTATTCTTCTTCTTATGTTTGAGTTTCGCTTTGTACTTCGCAGCACTCTTAGCAATCATCTCAGCGGCATGTTTGGTCATCGGACCAATAAATTTTTGCTTTCTAGGCATTTAAAAATTTTAAACCGGCGTACTCACTCACCGGTAATGCGGAGGGCAGGCGAGCCGCGTCGAGTACACCTGCTGGGGCGCTGACCTCAAGCCCCGAAGCAAACACTCGCTGTTTATATACAGGAACATCACAGATCCAGCGCATACGAACGCGCCAATGGCTATCAAGTGGGAGGTTTGTGCCTCGACCACACATAAACTTGTTAACGATAGCTTGAAAGTCAGAATAAACAGACTCATCTGGATGAAAAAGTAGTAATCCGGAAATACTATAGAGCTTGCCAGCGTGCTTTTCAGCAACATCAGTGCGAAACTTAGTATATTGTGAGGAGAGCAAAAGCTTCTCAACGTGGTCACTAAACATATAGTACCGACCGTTGAAATCCCTCCAGCCGGCCGACAAAAAGCGGGCTTTGGAAAAATCCTCAACAATAGTGGCTTTGAAATTCATGCCAAACTTTCCGGCAAATTCCTGCATACTGGCCAACGATAGGCCATTTTCGACAAAGTCATCACCGTAGGAGAAGAGTGCATTATCTCCATAAATGCTGAGGGCGAGTGACGAGATGAACTGCACGTCCAACTCAATCCCCAAGCTAGCAAAATACGACATGAAGAAAACATGTGTGACAATGTCGGTGTAAACCGTTGTGTCAAAATGTCCAGAAGGATTCAGCGTGGGGCACATCTCAATAGTACCGTCCAACGCACGAACATATTTGTTTTTGAGCGCTCGTGTAATAAAATCAATGAGCGGGTGAACACTTTCTTCCATGTGTTCTTTACGAAGTTCCCCAATAAAGTCAAAACACCAAGTTTGAAAATTAAACTCAGCGCCAGACAGGTCAAACTCCATGTGATACCGGTATTTAGAATGTCGTCGGCCAAGGCGGTTCCATTGATCGGAAAATACGTTCATGCCGCACTTGTATGGAGTTAACTCAAAAATTTCTTGTCTGCGCTTGTGCCACTCGAAACCCACCAAATATTGTAGGACCGCAAAGTCGATCGGAGCACCGCATATCATGCGGAAGCGCCCTTCAGCGGCTTTAGCCCTCTTGATGAGTTCATCTTTAAAGAAGAGATGGAATATGTAGTCGACGTCGATATGTGGATTGTCCAAAACGAACTGGACGTATGAGCAAAGTAGCTCACGATCAACGTCACCCTTCAATTTAAAACGAGTGTTCCAAGGGAAACCTGGGGTGGAATCATCCTTTTCTGTCAACATGTAGTCAACACCCTCAGCGACAGGTCGCATTTGATACTTCCTGCCGTTCGCAATCACCAACTCAAGCGCCCAGGTGATGCGCGCGCCTTGCCTGAACGGTTCAAGCAGCAACATTCGTTGTCTTAAAATACTGGCGCGTGTAGAATACCATTTTTCGAAAACTGTTTGTGCCATTTTGTAATCGAATTTTGGCACGATGTACGTCCCTGTGTCCTTGTGTGCTAGTTGGACATTGTCAACGAGGACGCGAAGACTTGATTTGGTAACATGCCGGGATTTGGATGTGATAATATCACCGGCGACCCTGACATTGTGATCAGGGAAGTCTCGCTCCCATCGTGACAAATTTGTTTGCAGGGCGCCTAGGCACGGGCCCCCTGCAGAAAATTTAGGGGGAACGTGTAGCCATAGTTGTAACCAGGCTGCTTGGCAATGGTGCCAGCATGGACACCAATTGGATCGCCATTCGCATTAAACAACAGTTTCCCAGAATCCCCGGCGTTTGTAGAGCATTGGTAAGTGATCTCACTACCACCATATTCTTGTACCGAGGAGTGTTCAACATAGTAAAGGCACACAGAATACTCACCATCTCCTATTATGTTACCACCAATTGAATGGGAATTCACAACGATGTAACCCGCATTAGTATGTGAGGGGTTGCGATTGAACCGCATATCGTTGGCTTTGGTGTATTCAGCTTTAAGTGGCTCATTGACAACCGAAGCTATGTGTGCAACGGCGATATCTGCATTGCCGAAGGATTCCCATTTGGCCCAGTCACCCATTCCGAGGGTTTCCACAACGTGTTTAGCCGTAACAATGTAATTGCCAAGACGATTGAAACTACCAATATTGTCATCGACAACCATAGTCCAGCAAACCCCAGGATTGAAATTCCTCTTAGGTCTGTAAAGTGCATTTCCTGACTCAGGAACCATTTCAAGGGCATCACCCGCAGGTTTATCATGCGCATGGGGAAAAGTGCCCTGAAAAGTAATTTGAGTTTCAACAGCAGGCGTGCCGTCGTCTTTCTCCTCCACAGGAGCAACGGCCGAGCCACGAAACAAGGTTCGAGCCATAGTGCCCCATTTTGTTTCAACGTCAGTCGGCATTGGTGTAGTATCAGCCGATGGGGGCTGCATCGTAGGACCAGGCTTGAAACTATCAGTGAGCGGTGGTTTGCCAGGATTGACAGGCTTCCACTCCTTGATTGGTTGCACATTCTTCTCCCAACGACCAGTAAACATACGAACTATCAGGCCAAGGATGGCCAGCGCACACATGATCTGAACGTGCGTGCGCGTTAACACCAACTTGGCACCGCTTTTCGGAGCAAGCGTGCCAATGAACCCAAAAATAGAAATAAGGGAATTAATGTCAACATAATTCGCTCCAAGAACATAAGCACAAACCGTGGTGAGGCCACACAAAGCGGCAACCGAACTGGAATCACCAGGTTGAATACCGGTTTCACTAATTGTCTTGGGGTCGTTTGCCGCCTCTTCGACGGCTTCTCGAATCTCAAAAATGTCTTCAATGACATCACTGATAAAACGTTTCCTAAGATACTCCTTCAAATGATAGTGCTCATCATCTGTCTCCGTAATGTTCAACCCGAGCAAGCGCCAACACAAATGGGCCAGCCACGAGTCAAACAGATCGTATAACGGAGTGAAACAGAGGAAGTAAAAGAAGACAACCCACCACTGTAGGATGAACCACTCATTGCCAGCTTCAACAAACAGTCTAACCTGATTGACAGGCTCGACAACTGGCACCCCATCAACTAAGGGGGGAGTAGTCGGTGACACGCCAGGTTTAGGTGGCGTGTAAACACCGTAAAATGTCAACGCAAAAATGCAAATGCGCCACAAAATTGTCAGTTTTGCATATCGATAAAACCAACGCATGCAGCGTCTCTTATTACGCAATGCGCGAGAAACCATGGGACTAGTCGAAGAGTTCATATAAGTGTCCTTGTTAACGGCGACGCCAATCTCGATAAGCGTACGCACGACAGCTTTAATGAACAATTTTAGGACTTGCTTCTTAGATGCAGTAGGCTGTTTATCCTCAGTCGCAACCGCATTGGTCTTCTCATGCTCCTTGTAGTGATTCAACCCACAAACCCAATCTCCTGAGTAAGTGAAAGTCTTCTGTTGAGCTTCGCATTCTTTACATTTCAGTCCAGGATGAGCCATGCAATAATGAGTCACAGCTTCCTTTGCATTTTTAAGCGACACTTCGCAAAGCATACATTTCTTCTTCTCGAAATAATGCCCAGTCTCCCAACCGGTTCCCTTCCGACCAATATCAATGTTGGCAGGTTCATTTGCATGTCGTTTACGCTCATTGACATCCTTTTCAGCCCGTTTGTAAGCCTTCTTTGCCTGGGCTGTGTCATCCTCAACGGCATCCCAATTGCGCACCAACTCCTTGGCGACAGTATCACCATACTTCAGGCGCAACTGGTTCATTCCACGATCGAGGTCATCATTGTAAGCCAAGAACCGTCCCCTGGACAATTCCTTAGCCTCCTTTTCGGTGAACTTCTTGTCTGCCAGCAACTTCTTCGCCTTGCTAGCCTTGATTATCACATAGTCATCACCGTAATCCTCCGCGTCAAGCAGCCTTTGTTTCTCGGCCGCCAGAGCACGTTTTCGAACAACCAAATCTGCATCACGAAACAGATTTTCATCCCATTGGCTGTACCAGTTCTTCCACTGGAATTTCTTCTTCTGCTTGCCGGGCTCAGGCCTAATGTCACTAAGGCCAAGCGACGTGATTTTATAAAACGCACGCTTAAAGGCATAAGTAACGATGCCAACAAACGCGCAAACGGCGGCAAACCAAACGAAGGTGTGCATAGGAACGGCACGGAAATCGAATTGACCCGCTTTCACTTCGTCATCGAGGTCGACGACGTCGTACGTGGAACTTTTGTCTTTGACTCGTTCGCACGCTGCGTTGTGCTCCTGGATGTATAGACGCTCCGCATACCATTTGGCAGCGACACGCGTGGTCTGGGCTTTCAAAAATCGCCAGCCACGACCAGGCAACAACTTGACGGCACACAAAGTGCGCCGCCATCGCGGGACAAAACCCACATCCGCGGACATGTTGGAACTGCCCAGCGAGATGGATGAAGGGGGAACGAATAGGCGTTGGGAGTCACGTAATGGAACGTGATTTTGCTCACCACCCTCTACGGACGTGGCGTCACCAAGCGGACCTACAGGCAAAGTTTGCCCGGATTTCCCCTCTTCCTTTCCCAATGTCACTTCTGCTTCGCATTCAAGCTCGACACTTGGCATCATCAAAG